AATGGCGGTGACGCTGGCGGTGGAGGCGGTGCAGGCGGATACCGTGAGGCAAGTTCATTTGCAATTGGTGCAAGCTTCACAGTTACAGTCGGCGCAGGTGGTACGGGTGGCACAGGTGCAGTCGGAACCAACGGATCTAACTCGGTATTTTCAAGCATTACTTCTACTGGCGGTGGCGCTGGTAATCGCGCAGACATTGGTTTAGATGGTGGTTCTGGTGGTGGCGGCTCTGGTCGTGGAAAGTTATCGGGAAACAATCCAGCAGGCGGCGCAGCAAGTCCATCTGGACAAGGCAACGCTGGCGGTGCAGGAGCTGGAAGTAGTTCTGGCGGTCAAGCAGGCGGCGGTGGCGGCGGAGCAGGTGCTGCTGGAAGTGCTGCTGCTGAATTTTACGGTGGTGCAGGCGGTAATGGTTCTGCATCATCTATCACAGGCACGAGCGTTACCCGTGGCGGTGGCGGCGGTGGTGGAATTCTTCAAACTGGCAATGTAGCAGCAGGTGCAGGCGGCACAGGCGGTGGTGGAGCAGGAAGCTCTACTTCTAGTGCTGGAACATCTGGAACAGTCAATACTGGTGGCGGCGGTGGTGGCGCTAATACTACTAATAATGTTGGCGGTAACGGAGGTTCTGGAATTGTTGTCCTTGCTTATCCTGACACATTCGCGCCGTTAACAACTATTGGTGGGACACTTGTTTACGATCAACCAACTAGAAGCGGTTACAGAGTTTACCGATTTACAGCAGGAACTGGAACGGTGACTGTCTAATGGCTCACTATGCATTCCTCGATGACAATAACGTGGTTACTGAAGTTATTGTCGGTCGTGATGAGACAGATATCTTTAACGGCATAACCGATTGGGAGCAAGCCTACTCAGAGGTTAGAAGCCAAGTCTGCAAGCGGACAAGCTATAACGGCAACATCCGCTATAACTATGCAGGGATTGGTTATACCTACGATCCCATCGATGATGCATTCATTGCACCCATTCCATGCGATCACGCGGAATTGACACTTAACAATCTAAAGCGATGGGAGTGTGCAACCTGTGAAGCCGCGCTTGAGCAGATCAGCAATCCAGCTTAGAGAGCAGATTGATGACGCATTCGCAGATAGAGATAGAACTTCGGACGGCTGGATCGGTGACACGAGACACGCTGCTCGCAAGTCTGATCATAATCCAGATGCACAGGGATGGGTTCGTGCCATCGACGTTGACCGCGACCTACACGGGAAAGGCCGGAAGCCCGATGTCATGCCTGACTTGGTCGATCAAATTCGACTCCTTGCAAAGTCTGGCGATAAGAGAATCAGTTACATCATCTTCGATGGCAAGATCGCCTCATCTAAGAAGGCTTGGGCTTGGCGTCCTTATGATGGGATCAATAAGCATAATCATCACGCACATATCAGCTTCACTATTAAGGGCGATGAAGACAATAGTTGGTTCAATATCCCGATGATAGGTGGAAAATAAATGAACATGAAGCATCCAGCAATAATTGCAGTCGGCGCATTCTTATGCGTATGGGGTACTACATCTAATTTTGCTCTCGACTATCGAGCCATCCTTGGCTCAGTAGTAGCTGGAGTGTTCGGATACGCGAGCCCTAAAAAATGACGACCAATGATCTAATGACGTTGTACTTTGCAAGCCTCGCGGTAATCGGTGGCCTTGCAGGTTATGTCATCACTCATCTTCTCTCTGAAATTAAGAGACTGAACTCGCGTGTCGATGAGATTTACAACATACTTCTTGAGCGATAATTTTTAACATGGCAAACAAGAAAGTCATCGATCTCGATACTTACTCACAGCTCGATCAATACGCAATCTGCATGCACGAGTTCTATAAGAGTCTTAGACGTGCAGGCTTTGCCGTTGATCTATGTCTGGCGATCATTACAGATCGTGAAGCGTATCCTGATTGGCTTATGCCATCGATCCCCGACCGCGTGGATCGCCTACCCTATGAGGACGACGACGAGGATTAGATGAAGCGCATAGTCATAGTGAGTGACCTACAGGTTCCCTTTCATGATCGACACGCAGTCAAGAATGTAGCACAATTCATTGCCAAGTTTAAGCCGCACGAGGTAGTCACAATAGGTGACGAGATTGATTTTAATACGATTAGCAAGTGGTCAGAAGGGACGCCAGAGGCTTATGAGCAGACTCTTGGAGATGATCGCGATGAAGCTGTTCAGGTACTTTACGATCTCCAAGTAACCCAGATGATTCGGTCTAATCACACAGACCGCCTATATACGCAGATCATGCGTAAGATCCCGTCATTCCTTTCATTGCCGGAACTTAGGTTCGAGAAGTTTATGCAGCTCGATGAACTAGGAATCACCTTCCACAAGAAGCCATACAATATCGCGCCTAACTGGATTGCAGTCCATGGCGACCATACCCCTATCAAGTCTCAGGGCGGTCTCTCAGCCCTTGAGGCAGCCCGTAGGCATGGAAAGAGCGTCATCTCTGGACATACTCACAGGGCAGGTCGATCGTCCTTCTCAGAGGCCTCTGGAGGCCGTATAGGGCGTGTTCTGCATGGCGTAGAAGTAGGCAATCTTATGGACTTTAGCAAGGCCTCGTATACCAAGGGATCGGCTAACTGGCAACAAGCATTCGCCATCATGTACGTCGATGGCAAGAATGTGCAAGTCGATCTTATTTACATTGAGAGGGATGGGACATTCGTAGTCTCAGGTAAGCGGTATGGACGACCTAGATAACGAGCTAGACAGAGACATCGATGACCACATCGACGACGCAGAATCGTTACCATTTCGTTATCTTAATTTCTAAAAATTCCCCCTTAGGGCATGAGACAGTAGAGCCACGGATGAAGGGCATCCAAAGAAAGGCTCAACATGTTCGATCCATCACTAGGCGATCTTCTTGCAATGATTGTCTTATCAGCACTATATTTTCATCTAGGCCGTATCGTCGGCATTCGCGTAGGTTATCTAAAAGGCCGCAAGGCAGTCCGAGATTACTACGAGACCAAAGAAAGGGTGCGAGTGTGAAAGCAAGTGAAGTCCTATTATCAGCTACTGACATCATTGGAGACCGAGGACGAATATATGGTCATCCTCGTATCAATCAGACTCGAATCGCATTACGACTCCAGCAAATGCTCGAAACTCCAATCTCAGACCATCAAGCATGTCTGGCGATGGTCGAAGTTAAACTTGCCAGACTACAAGAAACAGCAGATCACGTTGACTCCTATATCGACGCGTGTGCTTACCTTGCACTAGCTTGTGAACTAATTACAGAAAAGGATGAGCAATATGTTTAACCTTGAAGATTACGAGACAGTCGAAGAAAGACTTATTAAGTTCTGGAAGGATCACCCAGATGGACAAATTCATACAAAGTTGCTTGATTCAGCCTCTGGCCGTTTCATTGTTGAGGCTTCTGTATATCGCACAGAGGCGGACATTCGGCCATGGACTACAGGACTTGCAGAAGAAACCATCCAAGGTCGCGGCGTCAATGCGACGTCGGCGCTGGAGAATTGTGAAACTAGTGCTATCGGTCGAGCGCTTGCTAACGCAGGATATGCAACAAAGGGAAAGCGAGCGTCACGAGAAGAAATGGTCAAAGTTAATAAAGCGAATGAAGTAAAGGCCAGCATCGATGAAGTAAAGGCAAAGATGTTAGACACGTCCGGCACTTACATCCCAGTAGTAAAGGAAGAAGATCCATGGACTATCAAGCCAGCGACTATGCCGCCCACAATGGGGGAAGCTGTATCGATGGTGAAAGAGATCATTGGCGGCCAGACAGAGAAGGACATTCCGAAATGCGTCCATGGTGAAATGATGTGGAAGACAGGCACGACAAAGGCTGGCAAGCCATGGGGACACTTTAAGTGCAAAGCAGCTGTAACAGGTGAGATTGGTGGTCGATGCGAATCGCCGAATGACGTGATCTGGTATGAGATCGCTAAAGATGGTTCATGGCAACGACAGAAGGCGAGAGTGTAATGGGACGCTTACAGTTTATGAACCAAGATGGTGAGTGGGAGTCATTCCCGACAGAGGATGAGATACATCGATCTAAAGAAGTAATAGCGATCCTTGAGGAATTTACATTTACAACTAGATGCTGCTTATGTAATGAAGCAATACCTTACAAAGACATCCGAGTAAACTTGTCTAATAAGAGCTGGTCATGCGCTAAGTGTCACGCTGTCAATGGCCTCACAAAGCCGTAAATATCGAGGATTCTCGACCGAGCGTGTAGTCGCCAAGTACCTATCGACTTGGTGGCCTCATGCAGATATCGGTCGAGGGGCTGGAAAAGATATAACTCATGTCCCGTTCGACATGGAAGTTAAAGCTAGATCGGCGTTCCAGCCTAAGGCATGGATTGATCAGGTCACAAAGAGGGCAGCTAAAACTGGTGGGTTGCCTATTGTTACTTGCCGTCTTAATGGACAGGGAGAAGGTAGTCCCCAAGACTATCTGGCCTTTATGCGGCTTGGTGATCTGGTCAATCTATTGCTATTGGCAGGTTACAAGGATTATGCCAATGATGTTGATAAACTAGATCCTATGAGATGCAGGATGTGTGGCGCATGGGCGTTCACTCAGATATGCAGAATGTGTCAGAGTGATCCAGATGCCAACCTATGAGTTCGAGTGCGATGAAGAATCTTGTGCCAGTAATGCAAGGATTGAACAGTGGATGAGTATCAATGAACCTCACGACCTTGAGTGTCCATTCTGTCATTCGCCAATGCACAAGATTTACAGTTCAGTAGCGGTAAGTTTCAAGGCATCAGGCTTCTACAGTACGGACAACAGATGAAGATAGGCAGCTTATGCACCGGCTATGGTGGTTTAGACATAGCAGTAGAGGCATACTTTAATGCAGAGACAATCTGGTGCGCTGAGTACGATAAACACGCATCCAAGGTAATTGAAGAACGATTCGGTTACATCAATTACAAAGACATCAAGTCAATTAAATGGGATGAAGTACCGGCAGTCGACATTCTGACCGCTGGTTATCCATGTCAACCATTCTCGGTTGCAGGGAATAGAAAGGGTGAAGATGATGCAAGACATATCTGGCCGTTTATCAAAGACGCCATTCGCACAATTAGACCTAGATGGGTCATCATGGAGAACGTTAAAGGCCATCTCTCGCTCGGCTTCGAGCAAGTCCTGCTTGACCTTGCCAGTATCGGGTATGATGCAAGATGGGAAATTGTACGAGCTGCAGAAGTTGGTGCACCCCACCATCGCAGAAGACTCTTTATTGTTGCCTACCCCTCATACGGGAGTTCAACACACAACGGGCAAGTGCAGGAACTGGGGCGCGGATTTACTTCATGCTCTGACATGCACATGCAAGTTGCGCCGCAGGAATTGGATAAAGGCCGAGTAAGCGCACAATTCGTTGAGTACATGATGGGTCTGCCGGCAGGGTGGGTAACAGATATTGACATTCCTAAGAATCAACATTATAAGATGCTAGGTAATGGAGTAGTTCCTCAACAGGCTTATTACGCGTTACAAAGACTCGTAAAAATAGACACGCCTTCTGAACAGGACTTATATGAATAGACTTGACTGGCCTGGTACTCTCAGGGCTAGAGCCCATCAGGGGCTCAGGGCAAGCCTGAAAGGCGCAGCTTGCCTGATAGCCCTCGCTATTGGGACGGCTATGCCTGCTGATGCACAGGCGAATAATCAGGCAATTAAGCAGCTCAAGCAATTAGCTAACTACCAATTGACAGATAAGCAATATGCATGTCATAACGAGATAGTACATAGAGAGTCTAGATGGGACTATAAGGCAGTAGGCAATAAATCTGGAACCAAGCAAGTACATGGGCTATATCAGATGAAGACTGAGAGCCTTAAGAACTCCACACCGATTAAACAGTTCTGGATGTATTGGCATTATGTAGCACATAGGTATGGGCATACTCAGTATGATGAGCCTAACTATTGTGGTGCATTGCATCATCTAAAGACTAAGGGATGGCAATGAGTACAAAGCGTGGTGATCCTCGAGGGACTAGAGCTTACAAAGCCAGACGGCTTGAGGTATTAGCAAGGGATCAATGGTCTTGCTTCTACTGTTTGCAACCTGCAACTACAGTCGATCACGTCATTCCAATCATTCAAGGTGGAGATCCTATTGCCTACGATAACCTCGTAGCATGTTGCACTAGCTGCAATAGCAAGAAAGGAAGCAGGTCAGAAGGCAGTTTTTTAGCACGACAGTCCACCCCCCCTGTCTTTTCTGGCAATATATA